TCTGTTACGGGAATGCCAGTACGCCGTAAGTCCTGCAACAATGACTGCCCCGATGCTTTCTTTTCTATAAGAACGGAATCTGGTCTCCACTTTTTATAGAGTTCTAACGCACGTTCACGCAGTTGTGGGTATTCGAGGCGCTCGTTTAAACAACTCAACAAGATTGCTTGGGGCACGCCTTCCCGCTCAAACACACCCCAAGTTTGAATTGCCGTGAAGTCTGCAGAACTAGACGCGCTAAACGCTGTATCATATGACTGCAGTAAATAATCACACGGTGGTGGTTCAGGGTCTTCCCAGACACGCCACCAGTGACGCTTAAATATATTACCATCTTCTGCAGCGGGGGATTGCTGGAATAATGATGCCCACTCACGACTACCAACAGTCTGTTTAATTTCCAGCAGACGCTCTACTGGATATTGATCAGCCCAAAGTGCCTCACCTGCTTCTCTACCCAGCTGATCATCTTCATCCGCTATCGCTGGCAGGTTGATTACTTCCCACGTTTCGTGGTCATCGTTATCGAGAACGTGCCCGATTAAGTCGAGTTCATGCCAACGTGTACCAATAATCACAACGGCAGAAGGTTTCGGCATTAACCGTGTATAGGCTGTGGATTTGTACCAGTCGATGACATTATTGCGTATTGCAGTTGAGTCTGCGTCTTCACGACCCTTGATAATGTCGTCGATAATTAATAAATGGGCACCACGACCTGTGATTGCACCACCCGCACCCACGCTGAAGTAACTTCCCCGGTGGGATGTGCCAAATCTTCGCGCAGACTGCGACGTTTCATCCAGTGTCACGTCTGGAAAGACCTGACCAAATCGTTCATCACGCAGTGTATTACGGACTTTACGCCCAAAATCGTCTGCAAGTTCCTGTGCATACGTGGAAAATATAACGTATTTATCTGGATGCCTGCCTATATACCAGCTTGGAAAAAAGTTACTGGCAAGTTCTGATTTCCCATGCCTTGGCGGCATACTTATTGCCAGCCGGGAGATTTCACCACGCTCTACAGCTTCCAATTTTGACGCGAGATATTCAATATGCTTTGGCCTCATGTACTGAGGCGACAAATGCTGACAATAATCCAACAAACTACCCTGCGCACGGTCTGCAGATTCTTTGTCTTCCAGCAAGCGCATGGCATGTTGTATGTCTTCTAGCGTATTAAGCTGGAGCATCTTGTGTACTTTGTATCATTTTGATGGTGAATAGTAATCTTCGCACGCTAGTAGGGTGCCATCTTGATCCTTCACGATGTGTAGGGATCCCTTCCCTGTTCATTGCCGCAGAAAGTTTTCTGAGACCCTTATGCTGTAGCTGTAATTTTATTACCGAATTGGCGATAAGTTTGGCGTGACTGCGAGACAATTTAGTACTTAAATGCTGGAGCGTATGTCCCTTATTATGTAAAGGGTTTTCTTTTTTGATTGCTCGACGCTCTTCCTTCTCCGCTCTCTCACGATTATTAAAGTGTTTTACTTTAATTACGGATACTTCTGCCCACCAAGGTTTGTCTCTTTTATGTTGCGATAATCTATTCATAATTGATTTAGATATTCCTACATAAAGCAGGTTATTTTTTTTATTGTAGAACCTGTACAGGGATGTAATTTCGCTGTGTTTAAACGCTTCTACATCTTCATCATTGCTGTCGTTTTGTGCCGGGGTTTGAGTCGGCTTATCGATTAGCTAGTCCATCACTGCTTTTTCCAAGGCTTCTAGTCTGGATATTTCACGCGACAGATACTGCCTGCACTTCTTCAGATCCTGCAGGTCATCATCTTTACCACCCGTGCCAACGCGCATGAGGTATTTACCCGCATTCCAAAGCATGGCATTGCGGCGAAACAAAGCATCTAATATGTCCCAAGATTCAAGCCGATGCTCACCAACATTCACCATATAATGTTTTGGTTTATCCACCAGATCATATTTATCGGCGGTCAACTGGGGTCACCTTTTTCTAATGGTAACTGATCCCCAGTGTTCCCGTAATCAACGGTACACATCTTCCCTGTCGAGTAAGTAACTACCGCTGTCCACTTCCCAGTTTTATCATCCAGCCACACTTCGGTGACGTGCCCACGTTTTGATAAACCACGGAATGTTGGTTTCTCCCCAACACTTTTTAGAAATTCCCTGTGAGTGAGGTAAAATGCGCAGACAGGTGCTTCTACCCCTTTTTGTGGATTAGCTGACGTTGGACTGGGAAAACCAAACAACAGCAACATTGCAAAGTTATTAACGGTAAATAATGATATTAAAAATGATTTCTTCACAACGATTGTCCATCTTAAAAAAAACCCGGTAACACTGAATGGAGAACAATGTTACCGGGGTAAACATAGGAAGAAGAGAATGTGTCTCGATCCTACCACTAAATAATTAAGTTGTATAGTAATAACTACAAATTAACTAAAAAAATACACTAATGTTGCACTTCTTCTAATTTATGAATTTCATAAAACGCACCACACCCAGAACATGATAGGTGGGTCAGCAACCCATTACCTTCAAAGCCAACTTCTTCAAACGAGTAGTCGTTGTTCCAGATAAGTTCCGACTTACAATGCCAACAGGCATGGCGAACAGGAACCATCCCCCCTGTTAAAAGTTTATCTTCTTCGGTTTCTTCTTCAAGTTTAGGTTCAGCCACATCCACCCCCACGCTGTGTAATGTCACAGACATCGATTGCTTCTAAAAATTCCTCACCGACCTGCTTTGCGGCTTCGGCATATGGGACAGACGTTAGCGGTTGACCACCGCGACTACCATCTGGGTAGCAGGTGAAGCCACGTAACCTGTGGGCATAGCTCGCCAGTGTCTCCGTGAAGTCATCAACGGTGTCTTCATTGTTAAGGTCTGATCCCCACGACGGTAAGTTAATCGTTGAACTGATTGCCTGATCAACGTAGTCCTGAACGTCAGCCTGAAATGCGATACGCCGTTTGTAGTCGCTAGCCAGATCAAGAGCAGACTCAATAGATTCTGGATCCGTTCCATATAGATCGATCAGCTGCTGTGCAGCACTATCCACAACGTACTGATAGTGCCAGTTCTTACCCTTGAGATAACGTCGTTTAAACGCAACGGCAAATAAAGGTTCAATGCCCGTTGTGGTTCCTGCCATAATGCCAATGCTACCATTGGGTGCTATAGCACGTTTTGCCTTGCACGTTGTGATATCTAGATGATCGGTAAATTTATCAGCTGTGCTGTCGGACACCGTTTTATAAACATGCAACCACCTGTGTAGTTCCGGGGTTACTTCGTATTTAGACTGACGCTGGATCAACCACTCATGGATCCCCATGATCCCCAAACCTAGTCGGCGGTTTTTCTGCCTGACTGCATCCACCTTTTCATAGGGAAGATGTGCCCGTAGCGTACCGCAAACCAAAAACTTGGTAGCCAGTTCCACAACCTCACGTAATCTCTGTAGCGTTTTAATCTTCGAGAAGTTTAGCGAACCAAGGTTGCAGACATCGGAGTCATCCTCGGATGTTACTTCACAACATGCATTGCGCAGTGTCTCGTTCTCGCGGTCAAAAAAGTTAAAACTAAATCCGGGTTCCGCTGTTCGCAGTGCCTGCTCCATGTTTTTCTTAAACACGTCACCGACTTCACCTGTCTCCCAGTATTTCAACAACCAGTCTGTTTTATAGTTTACAGAAATATTTGTCATATCCAGCGGTGCCGGAAAGTCAAAGCCTGCTGCCTTTACTTCTGACAGGGATTTACCCGTACCCGGTACAATGTATTCATCCCAGTTCTTATGCACCAGAAACTGATGAACGTCAGCATGTGTTTCGTCGAGACTCGCATAGATAGCGGATCGACGAGACCCACCCTGCATGACCCGTCTGCCAGACTCGTTTATAATTTCCATTGCAGGCATAACACCAGAAGCGACACCACCAGTTTTTGATAGGGAAGCTCCCGCTGGGCGGTATATAGAATAATCCACACCAATCCCGCCACCAGTCATTAGGCATGATATTGATCTCCAAGCTAGCGATGCCCAGTCTTCACGGGTATCTTCTTCTGCCTTCAATAAAAAGCAGTTGTTATAAAATCGGTTCGGTCTACCTGCGTAGTACAAATACCTGCCGCCCGGTAAGAACTCCTGATTGCGTATCATGGTTGTCAGTTCTTCGAGTTCCGACTTCTGCAGGTACATACCGCAAACATCAATCGCAACAGTGCGTGCGAGTTCATCCCAGCTTTCTGCGTTGTCGTGTCGGTATTTTAAATTGAAGATGTCTTCGCTGAACTTGGATCGGAAGATTGGATTAATGTTGCTCCTGTATTCACCAGTCATCGATCCGAACCCTCACCTTTAATCGTGCCTTCTTCTTTACGGCGAGTTAGCTTTTCTATATTGACTTCCATGATTTCCGAAAACGGAATACGGAATTCATCCGACAACCTAGCAACATACCAGATAACGTCGCCAAGTTCCTTGAGCAGGTCCAGTACCTTTTCATCAGTCCAGATGCCATCGTTATCGCGGATTACTTTTTTAATAAGACCTTGGACCTCACCTACTTCTGAACCCAAACCAAGAGCGCAGTAGTTGACTGCCTGCCTTTCTGGGTATGCAGCTGTGGTACGTGTCCATTTTTGATATTCGTCAAACTGTGTGTGTGATGTATTACTCAAGACGCAATTCTCCTTAGTTTAAATGCATTACTTAAAAACGTGTTAATGCTTTTATGATTTCGTTATTTTCAGTTGTGTGAGAAACCGAAAAACCAAGGAAACACTTTAGGAGGGTATTAGGATCTATTCCTCCCACACCCCCGCCCTCCTTGGGAAGATCTGAATATGCCACGTTGTCAAGTGTAGCGCAACCACCCCAAAAGTATATTTTAGTTTAAAAAACTACAATTTGTACATTTTATCCTACTACTGTGTTAAATATGTCACAGTTTCGGGGCGGCTGTAAGGGCATTGGACCCGGATGCAAAGCAAATACTGAGTAGCGTCACCGATACTTTTTTACGCTTGCGCTACTTTTTTTATGGACAGGGCTGCAGGATTTTGTATGATGGGTTACGACCTTATCTTGTTGATATGGGTTATGAAAAGTTGGTTTGCCAACCCGCGAAGCGCGGATGAAAATGTCCTTTGCCACGCATTGCTGTTGTCGGCACGGGGTTTAAAGGCGGGAGCTAGCGATTGCGGTTCCCGCTTTTTTATTTTTTTAAATTGTATCTGCCACTACCACATCATTGTCAGTTTCAATCCAGACTCTTGCTCCACATGAAAGCGGATTATCTGGGCGATATACTACTGACGCTACTATTTCACCAGTATCAGAATTAATAATGTCAATGCGATCACCATACAAAGCATCGAAGTCTCCCTGTGCCCGGAGTACTGGCAGACGATCACTCGGATCCCGCTTTATGTTCTGCCGAATATTACCCTGATTTACATGAACTATTGTTTTAATTTTTGGCCTGCCGATCTATGAGTAACATCTGATATGTTGTGCGGGGTATGCGTATACGATCAGATGGGTAAGGGGGGGGGTGGCCCCTATTTTCTTTTTTCCTGCGGGTTTAGCGCCTTCGCAGGGAGCCAAACCTGCCGCCTAATGCATTGTTTTTGTTGGCTTTTCTTCTGTTTTGTCAGTGGCTTTGACAACTTCCCCTTCTATAGTGATTGCATCAGGTTGAATGTCAAACCGTTTAAACGCATCAACCAGTGCTTGTCGTATATCCCCAGCGCTAGCATCTTCTAGGGGCTGGTGGATAGTCTGCACAACCCGTTCTTCATACAGGCCAAGCACCTTGCCGCGCTTCTCCTCAGCGCTGACCGCCGCCTGCAGGGCACCCTTTGCCTTTGCCATATCTCGCAGTTCTGCCAGCTGGGCTAGGTGTTCTTCTCTGGCATCCCCTACCTTATCTGCCCCTAACAGTTCTGCGATCCGTTGCTGAACCCTAGCCCGCTTGTTTATTCTAACTGCGGTGCCGCTTGCACCCGCCTCACTATATCCCGCCGCAATGGCTGATTGCGTGCCTGACAAGCCCCTAGCCTTAGCCTGCGCGAATGCTTCTTCCTTTACGGTTAAACCGTGGTCCATTTTCCGTCTAGTGTCAGCCGCCATGCTAGCCCCGCTGTAAGTTTTTTTATGCATACTAACACAAGGCCAGCTGTACGGTTGGCGGCGTTTTGTTGCACTAAACTACAAAAAAATACAAAAGGGTGCTTTACACTACAATCAGGACATGCTACCAATCTATCAAGTTTGATGTTTGAAATCGTAAATAGGTAGACCCCTCGGCTGTTTGACCATTCGGTTAGATGGTGCGGGATAGGCGGTTCTGGCGGTTCACACCCTCCGGCGCCCAGTTGTTGCAGGGGCCAAGCATCCATGCGGTGCAGACGCCCTGAATATCATCCCCTCCATGCGACCCGCTCCCTCACTGGGCTGTTAGTTCTAGCAGGCTGTCAGGTTCTGGGTGCTACCTATCGTTCTTTCCCATCGTAAATCCAGAAACAGTGTAACGCAGGTCAGAGATGCCTGCCAGCTTCTAAGCGCTCCCCGCTGTTTCGTTGCTAGGTGCTAGCGGTAAAGACACCGCCAGCCACTGAAACTTGCAACCCTATGCGTTTATTAGGTGCGCAATGCAACACGACCCAAAT